TCCAAACTCTGTAAAATCTTATCTACGGTGTCAATTTGCGCTTCTTGTTCATCACCCGGTTCAGTTTCATCGGATGGAGCTTCTGTTTCTTCAGGAGATTCACCCGTTTCCGGAGAAACTGCTGGTTGTTCTCCTCCCTGCTCCATATTTCCAAGGTCTGGCTGTGCCGCTGCCATCTGTTGTTGAACACGTTTGATATCTTCTTCAATTTTTCTACGTTCATCAACGACATCTTCATCTGACATTTCAAGAATGTTGTTATATACCCAATCTTGTGAAAGTAATTGTGCTTGCCCACCTGTCATTTGTTGTGCTAGTGCAAATTTTTCTTTCCAAATGTTTATTTTTTCTTGTTCCGCTAACGTAGATGGATTTGTCAATGATAATTCAAAATTAACAAGAGTTTCATCAGTAAATCCTTGCACATATAGATGCACAATCGCAATTTTTGTTAATTCAGAAACGACAATACGTTGAATACGTTCAATTGTTCGTGCAAATCGTACATCTTGTGCGGCGAGTGTTGCTTTACCATTGATATCTTCTTCGTAGCCAATAAATGATTTCGGTACTTTGAATGCGGCTAATAATTTCTTACGAAGGTATTCAATGTCTTCAATCGCATTGAATTGCAATCCTTGCATCGTTTCAATATCCGTGCCACTTTCTTTTCCACGAACTGGTAGGTAGAAATCTTCGGTGATATTCATCATGTTGTAGCGAAGATTATAATCGCCTGTTTTTGGATCGACCAACGGCGTCTTTTTCATACGGTCGATAATTCTGTTCATGAAGGTTTCAATTTCATTCGGTGGGATATTTCCAATATCAATCTTGAATTTGCGCTTATCTGGTGCTCTCATGATACGATGTACTAACATCGCATCTTCCATGAGTTGAAGTTGCTTCCAAACGCGCCGCCCACCTTCTATCATTGCCTTTCCGTATGGTAGAAAATTCGTATCTGCTAACAAACGGAAGTGTGCAACCTCATAATTATCAAAATCTTTCTTTCCTAAATTTAGGAAATCATTTTCAATCTTAAAACTTACACTAAATGGATTGTTTGGATCTTCTCCTTCAACACGTATAGTCTCATAAACAGACAACGGTATTGCATTTATTATTCCGTATTCCGGATGAATGTCTAAATGTAAGAAAAAATCTCCGTATTTTGCCATGTTTCGTATCCACGGCCAGAGATTAAATTCTACGTTTAGGATATCATAAAACAAATTTTGTAATATTTCTTGAACTTGAGTATTATCGGTTTTGATACTAAGTATTTTACCAAATTCATCCTTTACAGTAGATTCATCAGCATAAATATCTAACACAGAGCAAATTATAGGATCGTTGTCCATCATGTCATAATCACGAAACAACTGCAATCTTGCGCCTTGAAACGCTGCTGCTGCCTCATATCTTCCATGTTGCGACCCATATCCACCGGTTTGTGATTGATAAACTCTATGATATCTATCAACACCTCGTCTGTTTACAAAGCTTTGTATTTGATCTGTATCTGCGATACGAAGTTTTTTTCCACCAATATTTCTAACTACTGTGTTAGTAGAAAACAGCTTCTTCAGTCTACCATAAATACTAGTATCTGCCATAACTCCTCACGTTATTGAAGTAATAATTCATCAATTGCTTTCATTAATGAATTGCAATTTATCTTGTCATTTTCAGAAATTTTACCAACTTCTTGTTTCATTTCCAAAAGCTTTGTGTTAAATGAAGCAACAACTAATTGCCATTCATTTAACTTATATTCTTTTACTGTAAATGGTAAAGAATTCATGGCAGATGAAAGCATGGTCAATTCACTAAATATTTCCATCAAGCCTTTTGTTTGTGTATCTGTTAATTCGGGCACTATTTTTTCTAAAATAGTTTGTAGCTTCACTAAGCTCACACGATTTTCTTTTATATTTTCCAAAAGAATATCTTTCATTCTAATCATTTTGATTTCTCCACATACTTTTTTAGCAAAGTATAATATTTTGGATTTTCTCTTAAATGGGATGCGGCGATCATTGCCGTTTTTATTAAGCTTCCATCAGTTACGTCTTGATGCTCCAGTTCCACGTTCATACCGACAAGAAACTCAGAAAAATCAAAGTCGTAGCCCATATAATCATATATGCGCTTACCATCTTCTTTTCCTATATAAGTATCACCGCTCATATATGGAGTATCTTTTTTATCAATATCTTCTAGAAGTTTTAACAAACGTATCATTTTACCACTTCCTACATGACCAATATCTTGCTTTTGTTCTTGGACCAGGACTATCACAATTATGTCTTGCTCTAAAACTTCTTCTTCTAGCCGGATTGGATTTCTTAATTTTCATATTCGGATCACCAAAATTTACTTTTTTCACATTTCCGGTCGATGGATCTTTAACGAATACTTTAAATTTCTTTACATCGCCACGCATAGGCTTACCGAGGGGAACTTTGCGACCTTGATATTCTGCTTCCTCTAATGGTCCCTTCTTTGCACGAAGTATTTCTTTTGCTAAACAACGTGGACAAAAATCATATACATCGTCTATAGCATATTGCTGCGCTTCCTTTACAGGTATGCAGTTTGGTACTTCCTTACCATTCTTCATCTTAGTACCATATTGCTCGTATCCTTTCCAACAAGGTGCTTTTTCATCAATACAATCCGTACATTGTTCTTCTGGATCTACTACTCCTCGTGGATTATATCCCTTGACATCTAATTCTGCTCCTTTGAATCCGGTAGTTTTGTAACTATCATACCTAGAAAAATCCGGTTGTGGAGCACTAAATGACTGTTCGTTAGATTTATTTGGCATACTTATCTCAAAAATTTCAACTTGTAAATAGTTGACGAAATTAAACCAGATACTTCATCAACTGTATTGTTCAGTTCACCATCTTGTGGCAATTGTGTACGAATTCCATCTACAAACTTTTGCAATCCCATAAAATATTTTAATGCAGAATCATCTTCTAATATCTGTGCAGACATTTGGTATCCACGAATGATACCATATCTACCCTGAGACATTTCTGCATATGAATCTATTAAATCTACTATTCCACTATAATACTCATCCAATGCTTTATGTGCGGCATATGACGGTGTTTGTAGGTGGAATACATGTGCTTGTGTCCTACTAGACATAAGCGTTCCTAAAAACTTTGCAATTGATTCCATAACAATCTCAGTTATCTGGTCCAAATACAGAGTATGCTGTATCTGACTTAGCTCCCTTTCTTTCCATACCACGTTGTTTTTTAAATGCAGCCTGAGCTGGACTTTTTGTCGCCTTACTCATTTTGGATGGTCCTTTCTTTGGTCTGGTCTTTGACAGAGCTGCTGTTGCAAGCTTTTTCAAACCACGGCGTTGCCCAGCACTCATCTTTTTACCTTGCAACAATCTCTTGGCAGCAGCATATGCCGGATGATCTGGTTTCAAGGCACTGGTTGCTTTTATTTGCTTTCCAGTTTTTGGATTGGTTACTGATGGCGTTATATCTTCCGATAAAAGCTCTTCAATTTCTGCAATCAAATTATTTAACTGGGTTTCTAGTAATGAAATTGGATTTTTCATATTACTTATGTGGAGTATAGCCCTTCTTTTTCATATACTGGGCTAGGGCAAATGGATTATCAATTTCTTTGTGCTTTTTCATAGACTTCACAGTCTTTTCCCAACCGGCAGGAGCCTTTTCGCTTAAGGTAACTTCGTCAACTCCCATGGTCTTGTCTGCTGGTGTACCATCACCAGAACCCAATGATCCTGGGCTAGACTTTTCATAACTCAAATTGTTATGAATTGCATTGATATACTCTGCTGCTTTTGTAATCTTAGCTTGTACCCAGCCTTCCAACTCTTCATTGTCACCGAGCATATTATAAATCTCAGCAGCTTTTTTGTGAATAGACATCAAATCTGCTTTTGCCATCTGACCTTCGTGATCATCAACAATATCTGGATTATCTGGGTTCTCTTCTTTCAATGTAGTTGATTCTTTTTTGAGATTTTTTTCAACTGCATTTCTGCGATTTTTCAAATATTTGTCAGAAGAATCTACATCACCATCGTTATCAATGTCAGAATCTTCCTTACCAACTGGATCTAATGCTTCCGTGTTGAACGGTGCAATATTTTTAAGATCCACTAAGCCAATTAAACGTATCATGGGTTATCTCCGTGTAAATTATTGTTTCTTTCGTGATCGTTTTGTAGCAAACGTCTTGCCTTTGATAGCATAATCACTTGCCATTGCCCATGCATATGAATTCATAGTCTTTTCCGATGTGATTGGCTTATCATTTTTTGCAGCCCAACGAATAAATGCGCGGCGTAGTGGATTTTTCTTATCATCGCCATTACTAATTGCCTTAAGTATCTTTTTACCGATACTTTCTCTTTTTTTGATCTGTGCAGGTGTCATTGTTCTATTATGTACGCGAGGAACAGTTCCATCAGAATCATATTTTTCTTCAAGAGAAACAGAATTTTCTTGCAAGTACTTCTCTATCTCTTCACGTATAATTTCTTCTAATTCACTACGCTTCATGGGATTCTCCAAAAAATAAGTACAACATTAATAAATATAATATTACGAAAGTAACCAGCGAATATCTTCTATTTGATTATGACCAATTTGCATTTCATAGTCATTTTGTTTTCTATTATTAGTATTAACAAACGGCATGGAATTAAAACTGGTGTGGTCGATTGAAAACTTGGTCAATTCTATACCTTGTTGTCGTAACCGCAGAGCGGTATCTCGCACCCATAGACCTATGCCAAGCGCCATAACCAAATCGTCATTATATCCCTGTAATGCCTCCGCTCTACCGTTTTTCCAAATAAACGTTTCAAATTCAGAAAGTGTTCTGGATGAGCGTATTATAATAGAATTTTCTCTCATATAACTTTGTATCTTTTCAATAATGAGAGGACGAGTTCTCATACTGATGGTGAATCCTGGTTTTAGATTTTTTTCTGATATAACATTTTTATTAACCATTTGATTTTCAACATCTATGTAATGCAAGTCTGCTGACATATAAAATAAATTCTTATATCCACGATCTATGACCTGCTGGATTGCACTCCAGCCAATAGAAGAATTGTCTGGTATTAGTAAAGCATCGTTGTATTGTGTTGCCAACGATACCATAAGATTTCCAAAATCTTTCGTTGTAATTTTACCTTTATATTCCGCAACCTGTGCAGATGATTCTGCATCTATTATATGAATCGTACTATAATCTTCACCGTCTCCTCTTGCAACGTCAGCCGCTGCGATATACGTTTTTGATGGATCTGGATACTCCCAAATCCACAAATTGCCGTCGAATCCTTGTTTAGATATTGGATCAATTATATATGTGTTTTTATAAAATTCTAGTACCTCTGCATCAATAACAGGATTACCAGAAAAGATAAATGATGCATCGTGTTCTTGAGCTGCATTTACAGAACCAAGAATATCCGTTTGCCTATCTCGCCACGCTTGATCGCGTTCAGGATGCACTTTCCAATCCAATAAAATAGGATTAAATCCATTAGTTTTGTCTACAGCACCCTGCCACATTTTATGGAAAAAATTTCCCATACCATTTGGAGTAGAAATTAATATGGCATTACCACCAGTTGACAATGTTGATGATGCGGCAGTCCAAATAATTTCAGCATCGTCAATGAATGCACACTCGTCAAGAATTAATAAAGACAATGCTTCAGATCGTCCAGCATCTTTACTAGATGCAACAGCTTTGATTTGTGATCCATTGGTAAATTTCATGGACAACTTATTATCTTCTACAGTTTTTCCACGTAACCAAGTTGGTAAATTTTTATTCATAAACGCAACTTTTGTAACAAGATTCTTAGCAGTTTCTTGTTTAGTAGCAATAACTAAAATATTTTTATCTGAATGAAAAATCATTTCATGCAACGCAAAGCCAGCAACTAGAGTAGAAAACCCTAGCTGTCTGGCCTTTAATACAATATTATATTGATTTGTTTTAAATTCTTTAATTGCATTATTTTGATACGGATACAAATCAAACAACATTCTACCACGAACCGGATGTTGAATATAACAATATCTGGATAAAAAGTATTCAGGAGATGCTGCACATTTTGCATACTCCCTCTTTATCAGTTCTTTTAATTCAGTCATAATTCCTCTTAGAAACTAGCCCCAGCTACTACACCAAGCGTAAATGCAGCAATTGCCGTTGCCTTTCTACTTGGTAATGTTATACCCATAAATTTAGGTT